GCGGGTTTCAGCGTGCATTTCGCCAGTGCGGGCGATTTCCTTCTGGGTGGCTTCGGCTTGGGCCTTGATCTGGTCACCGATGCCTTTCAGGCTGGAGTTGAGTTCTTTTACCTGGGCTTCAAAGTCCATGGTCAGTTACCTTTCAGAGTTTGGAGAAGAGTGGTTGCCGCGCTCAGTGACGCGGTTAGGTCAGGCGCGACAGCGTTCTGCTTGTCGGTCGGAGCAGCGTTATGCGTGCTCCCGCCAGCAGCGCGAGGCGTACTGGACTTGAAACTGGCGAAGAGTTCGCGCCGCTCGGACCTCGGCATCCCGGCCTTAGCCAGGGCCACGTCCATCGCTTTCAGCGCGTTGTTCTGCCGGCTCTCTTCGGTATCGCGCTCAGCAACCTCGTCGGCAGACAGGAGTCCGGTAGCCAAGCCAAGCTCGACGGCGCGCTTGCCGCGGATGAACGTCTCGTCATCCATCATCTCGGCCATGTCCGCTACTGGCTGCCCGCTCGTTTCGGCGTACAGATCGGCCATAGCAGCGTCAAATTCCTGCATGTCGTCGGCGACGTCGCGCAGGTAGTGGCGGTTTCCGGCGAGCACCGTCCAGCAGTTGTGGATCATCAGGAAGGCGCTGCTAGCAACCTGCCGCTCAGAGCCGGCGAGATAGATGATCGAGGCGGCGCTGGCCGCCATGCCGAGCACCTTTGTGGTCACCTTGTGGCTGTGCTCGCGCAGGCGGTTGTAGATGGCGATTCCCTCGAACATGTCGCCGCCCGGGGAGTTGATATAAACGGTCACGTCTCGCTCGCCGATGGCGCGCAGGGCGGCGTCAATCCGATTCACGGTGACGCCATCGCCGTACCAGTCCTCACCGATCACGCCATAGATGGTGATGGTGTCAGAGGTGCTTTCTACTGCGGCCTGGATAGCCGGATTCCACTTTTCGAGCGCACGCGGGCTCAGCTCGCTGCGAAGGCCGCGAGCCTGGATTTTGAGTTGCATGGATTACTCCTTGGGGAGATCGGCGGTTAGCCAGTTCTGCAGGGCTGCGCGTGCGGCCTGGCCGTCGCTGGATTGCCCCAGTGCGTCGAGTGGTGCAAGGTTTGTCTGCGCCGTCAGCACGTCGGCATTCCCACCGCGGCGCGGCAGGTTTTCGCGGACGCGGCAATCGTCGCGGGTGTAGATGCCGTTCTGGACCATCGTGCTGTAGAACGAAGCGCGCGCCGCGCTATCAGCACGCAACAAGCCTTCCAGGGCGAACTCCGCGTAGTGCGTAAGTCTCTCACCTGGCGACATCAGTTGCTTGAGTACGGCCTTCTCGATGCGGCGCAACCAGGTACTTAGGGAGAACGTCAGGAAGCCGATGACCTGTTGCTCCAGGCCAGATCCCCAGCTGGTGTTCTTCTCGGTGTGCCCGACCATCCAAGGCGGAACACGGAAGAACCGGCAAACCTCCTCGACGCTCCAGCTTCTGGTCTCAAGCAGTTGCGCGTCGGCCGGATTGATGCCAATCGACTCCGGCGTCACCCCAGCCTCAAGGACAGGGGACTTGCCGGCGTTCATGGCGCCGCTCACCGTCTCTACGTATTTGCGGAACTCGTCTCGTTGCTCCGGCTTGAGTACCCGGTCAACCTTGAAAGCTACCGTCGGCATCATGCCGTTCTTAAAGGTCCCGTTCGCTGCATCGTCGGCCGAAATTGCCGATCCGATGATGTCGGCGCCATAGCTGATCGGGGACAGCCCGATTCGTCCGTCAAGCGAGAACGCCGGGATGTGAAGAACTTCGCTGGATTGAAGCTCCCGCTCTCCATCGCTGAAGCTGTAGAAGTAGCGGATGCTCCCGTTCTCGGTGACTAACCGCATACGGTGCGGGAGCAAGAAGCTCAGCGCGACCACCCGGCCAGCGGACCGATGTATCTGCGCAAAGGCATTGCCGCGCAGAAGCATGCTCGCGAGCATTGCCTCCCAAAACTGCACCGGGCTCATGTGCTCGTTAGGCGAAACCGCCAGAACGCTGTAGAGAGGGTGACTGGTGTCCATCTCACGACTGCCGTCCGGAAGGCGACGGTACAGGCCAAGCGGAAGCGTTGCGATCGTTTCAGCGATCAATCGAACGCAAGCCCACACCGCTGAGACCCGCATTGCAGTATCAACGCTTACGCTTTTTCCTGAACTTGACTGCCCGCCGACGAACTGCCCCCAGAATGCCCCGTCAGATAGCCGAATCGTCTTGCCAAGCCATTCACTCAGCCCAGCCGATGGCCTGCTAGCAGACCTAGAAATGGTCCGCAGAAGGGACTTATTCATCTGTCATCCCTCTTCGGATAAATCCAGCAATGCAGAACATGGAGCAAGAACCGGCGATCAGCGCCCACGCGGTGCCGGCCAGCATCCAGACCCCCGCGCACAGCAGGCCGAAGCCAGCCAGCGATGCCAGCAGAAATGCAGTCAGTGCGCTCATGCGATCAGTGGGTCCCGTATTGCGTTCATGAAATCGTCGTCATCCGCTTCTTCGGTTTCGACGGTTGATACCCCGATCGCCATCAACAGCGCCGCCATGTCGTCGATCTTGTCGGCGCTGCGCTTCTTGTCCGGAGCCATGTTCAAGTTGTCGTCGCGCCTGGCAATCAGGTTGGAGGCGCACCAGTTCAGAATCTGGTCGCCGCCGTGAGCAAGATTCCCGGAGATGTAGGCGCGCTCTAACGTCTGCATAGCAGGGTGATAGGAACGCGGCCCCTGGATGAACTCGACCATTGGCAGTTCAGCCTCGACCAGCCGGTTAACTAGGTCGCTTGCGTTCCATCGGTCATAGGCAATTAGCTGGACGTTGAAGTCCTGGCAGATTGCGCAAACGTCTTTCTCGATTACGCCATAGTCGGTGACGTTGCCCTCTGTCTGCTTGAGCAGACCGGATTCGACCCACGACTGATACGGAACAGTACCCCGCTCAGTTCGGTAGGCGACTGCGCTTTCCGGAGCCCAGCGCCAGCCGTAGGTGTAATAAACCCCGTCAACTAGCCAGACCAATCGGAAGGAGCACATGTCCGCGGTGCTGGCCAGGTCAAGGCCGCCCCAGCACGGATATCCACGTAGCCATTCAAGGTCGACTGGCCCGCCGCACGCTTGCCATTTGGTCAGGTCGATCCAACCATCCGCGGTGGATGCTGGCCGATTGAGTCGTTTGATACGAAACTCAGCCAACTTAGATGGCATCTGCTTGGCTTCGACCGCTTCTTTGCGGATGGCCGCCATAAGGTGCGGGTTGACGTCCATCAGCGGGTTGGCCTTGATCCAGACCTTTTCGTCGAATTCTTCGTCCGCCTTGATGCCTGCCGACTTGTCTTCCTCGTCAACTGCGTAGAACACCACGAGGAAGTGATCAGCAGTGGTGCCGAACAGGCCAGACAGCAACTTCTTGGCGAACATCCGAAGCTCTGCCCAGGGGCCAGGGTTCGTATAACCTTCGGTCGTCGTGTAGAGCCAAAGCGGGTTGCTGCGCGCACCTGCGGCTGACGTCAGAACGTTGAGCAGATCGGCGCTCTTGTGGGCGTGAATCTCGTCTAGGCCAACATGCGAAGGGTTCAGACCATCTTGAGTAGAAGCCTTGGCATGGATCGGCTTGAAGGTTGCGCCAGTCTCGGCTCGGCTAATTGCCTTTGCCCAAACCTCGAGGCCAAATGCTTCCCGCAGGTCTGCGGTCTTCTCAACCATCCGCTTTGCGGTGTTGAAGATGATCGACGCCTGCGGAAAGGTAGTTGCAGCACTGATTACCTGTGCGCCCTCTTCCGGCTCGCAGCACTGGCAGTACAGGAGAATCCCGGATGAAAGCGTGGACTTCGCGTTCTTCCGAGCAACAGCAAACAAAGCCGATGTGAAGCGGCGCGGCCGGAAGTAACCCCAGCCCTCTATTTCGGCCCCTTCACGTTTTCGAAATCCGAACAACTGCACCACGAAGAAGACGTGCGACGGGTGCATCACGATCTCTGGCTTGTCCCACTTCCCTTCGACGTGCGGAAGCTTCTCAATGAAGTCGCATGGGTCGTTCGCGTGCCATGCATCGAAGATGAACGGGCAGTCTTTGCGCTTGGCACGTTTCAGATCATCGAGGAACCGCTGAGCGGCCTGACGGATCAGCTTGCCGTGCTTCTTGCGCTTCTTGTCAGCAATCGCGCCCTTAGCGTAGTCGGTCGCGATCTTCACGTAATCGCGACCGTTTGCCATATCGCTATGCCTTCTGTGGTCGTCCGTTGGACGCGAACTTGTTTCCCGCCGGCTTCTCTCCACCAGAAGCCACTTTGCGGCGGCTGGCCGGGGTCATACCAAACTCAGAGAACAGCGCTTTAAGCGCCGTGTCTTCGGCGGCCGTCATTTCCATCCCGGCCTTGGCCTTCATGCGGAACCGCTGCCAGGAGAAACACAGCTGTTCAAGGGAGAACAGGTCAACAACCTGAAGCACTCGCGCGGCGACCAGTTGCGGTCCGAGGCGGTTCCACATCTCGGCGCCGTCCGGATTCAGATGGATAGGTGCCTCTGGGAATTCTTCGATCAAATCGTACTCAGGGGCGTCCGGCACTTCACGATCCGGTCGGCTTGTGCCCTGCAGGACCTTGAGGTGCGGAGCGGTTGGCTTACGGGCCATGTCGCTACCTCAAATTTTGGAATGTGAATTTTGACGGTGTGAAAATTTGGCCCCCCCCGTCGTTCGGGAACCGATTTTTGTCAGACTTTCAACCCGCCCTACCCCACCCTACCCCCGACTGCTGGAATACGCCTTGAGGCCTACGCGCTCGCCGATTCGGTTATGGCAGGGCCGACACAGGGCCCTGAGGTTATCCCAGTCAAGCCCAAGCTCCGGGTGAGTCTTGTATGGCTTGATGTGGTCGGTGATGTCGCTTGCTGCGCCATTGCAGCACTCACACACAGGATGATGCTTTCGGTAGTAGGCGCTCAGCTTCTTCCAGCGCTCAGTCTTGTAGAAGCTGTCTGACTCATCCCGTCGCTGGTTGTACTCGCGATGTACGTCCTTGCGGTCTTCAGCCCTACGCCGGCCCGCCTCTACCTTATGGATCCGGCAGCGATGTGAGCCCGGCACTGAGGGCTTCTTGCATCCTGGCTCCATGCATAGGCGAGAAGGACGGACAGGCATCAGTGCGCTTTCCCCTTCCACTCTCGCCTTGCCCACTTCCACGCCTCCATCCCCACCATCAGGCATACGCATAGAGCGATGCGAAGTAGCAGTAGGATGGCGCGTAGGCGTCTCACTTCGGTTCACCAGTCACCTTCGGCTGAGACACCACACGGGCGATAGCCATAGCCACGCCAAGGACCATGTTCACGCTGGCCCATGCCACGGGGTTGATGTGGCCTTCGAACGCTACCCATGCACCGGCAGCTGCGTTTAGCACGGCTGTCAGGATGGCGAGCTGCACACTGGTGAGGCGCCATGACTTGCGCCATTCGGGGATCAGGTTCATGCGCCGAACCCCTTGGCAACGAACGGCCACAACTTGTCGAACACGGCAACCAGCACCACGCCGGCGCCAATCCCATAGGTGAGCTTGTTGCTCAGTGTGTCCACCTTCCCGGCTACCTCGTCCTGGCTCTCTCCGATCGCGGTGAGCTGGCGGGTCATGTGCTCGAACTGCTGCTCAAGCTTGGTCAGGCGGTTGGGTGACTGCGCGTGGTCCCGGTCGAATCTGTCTAGGCGATGCCGAGTGACGGCTGCCTCTTGCTCCAGGGCGCCGACTCGCTCATGCACTGTCCTGCCCTCATGGCTGTCGGTCATAGTGGAGTCTCGTTGGTGTTTGGTCCGGCCTCACATGCGCGTGCGATCCGCCTATGAGCAAGGAGGCAGGCATGGGGCCGGAAAGGGTTGCACTGCATTGCACGTTAGGCCGCGTAAGCTGCCTTGGCGCTGCACTCTATTGCGCGATGCGGTGCGAACGGGTTGGGCGCATGGTGGCGAGCCATTCAAACGGCCTTTAGCGCCCGAAACCGGGACACAAAAAAGCCCGACTCAATGGCCGGGCTCTTGTGAAGCGGTAAAACCGCAATTTGTGCCAGATTGCCAGATCGGCGTTAAC